GAGTCAATGCGGGACATGTTTAGGGTGCCGGAAGGCTGGTGCTCCTCGGGCTTGAGGGCGAAGGAGTAGACATTCACACCGGCGTTGGTGGGGATGTTCTCGTGGTGCTGGTAGGGCTGCACCAGGTTAAAGTACTTGCCGGCGCGCTCCGCGAATCTATCGTGGCCGTTGAGCTGAAGCTTGGCGGTGGAGCACAGGTTGACACCATCACGACCAAAGTTGGCCTCATCGCCATCGTCGGTGTAAACACCGAATTTAGCACTGGTCTCTTGCATAACCCAGACCAGCTCCTTGACGGGGTGGTTAAAGTTTAGCTTGATCTTGTTGGCGCCGGTGGTGACGGTCTCCTCACCTGTGAATTGCACCTGCTCAATCAGGTATTCGTGGCTGAGCTGAGCGAAGCGTCTGCGCTCATCCGTGTCCAGGAAGATGTAATCCACCCATAGAGAGCAGGTGCCCATGGTGCCGGCCGTGATAGCGGCGTTGGCAGAGGACTCAAACTCAAGGTTGACCTTCACCTCGTGGTATTGCAGGGCAATCAGGGGTAGGGCCAGTCCGGGGTTGCGGCAGAACCAGAACTCTAGGGGAATGTATAGAGTGGTGGTGGTGGTGGTCACGGCGTCGGCACCGACCATGGTCTTGTAGCCGGCGCGTTTGCCGTAGGGGAGGGACAGCTCGTTCCAGATGTACATCCAGTCACCGTATTGTTTGTCAATACGTTGGCCACCAACCTCTAGCTCCACGTTCTTGACGAGGGCAAGGCCGGCGTAGGAATCCGCAACCCAGGTTCCGCCGGTGATGGTGGCCTGTAGGTACATGCGGTGGATCAGATCACCGTTACGGGAGATCTGGCACGTTACACGGCGGCCGAAATCAGCAGCGCCGTTGAAGGTCTGCTCAATCGCCTCCATGGAGAAGTTGGTGTGGCGACGGTAGACGACCTTGAAGAAGGTAATCTGGGGGTTGCCGGTTAGGTAAACATCTTGTGCGCCGTAAGCAACGAGTTGTAGAAGTCCGCCACCCATTTCTTTGGATACTATAAGTGGAGAAAATAATTTTATCCATTTAAACATTGGAGGAATTTCCAAAATAGAGGGATGTTTAAAGAAAAGACATCAAAGAAACGCCAAGTCTTAAACAATACACATAAAAAAGATGCTTCTACGTTGGATGAGAAGCATAAGCACATGATTCACGTCATCCAGGAGAATATGTCTCATAAAGAACATTTAAATAGCATTTATTATCAATGCCACCAGGAATTACAGCAGTGGAAAGATAAGATTCAAGGTTTATACCAAGAGCAAAAACAGGAAACTCTTGAATACTCATTGGCCTGGGATAGTAACCTCTTTTACTCCGACAAGTTGCGTAGTATTAAGAAAGAAATTGTCTCTCTGCAAGATGAACAGAAAGAAATTGAGTATTATGAAAATACAGGCACCATTTTATTTAACTATTATGAACTAATTGACCAGCAGGATCAGGTGCAAATGTCTTCCATAGATATCAACAATCAGCCACCTGCAAAAGGGCGCCGGAAAAACCTACCAATCACCCAACGTAATATTTTGGATGCCTTTCAAATAACACCGGTAAATGTGATGAGTGAAGAGGAAGCGGCAGTAGCGGCAGCAATCGTCGTTCCCCGGGATAAAATGAGTTTGGTGAATGATTACATGCTCGCGGTAGATTCCAATCATATGAAATATATGAATGACCATCATACAAATCAATGTCAAACATGTGATATTGCTCTTATTTGTTTGGCACAAGAGGGCATGATGGTGTGTCCCACCTGTGGATATCAAGAATTACTCTTGGTGGAGCAGAACAGGCCTATCTATCGTCAATCCAATAAGGAGGCGTCGCACTGCACCTATAAGCGTATTAATCATTTTAATGAATGGATTAGTCAGATACAAGGAAAAGAATCCACCGATATTCCTGAAGAGATTTTTGAGAAGATTGTCCAGGAAATCAAGAAGGAAAAGATAAAGGACTTGTCCAAGTTAAGTTATAATAAAATGCGAGAGATACTAAAGAAGCTACACAGCAACAAGTATTACGAGCATAGTTATTACATTATCTATCGGTTGAATGGGATTCCGGCACCGAATTTCCCACCGGAATTGGAGGAGAAAATGCGTAATATGTTCAAGGAGATTCAGGCGCCGTTTTTAAAATATTGTCCGTCAAATCGTAAGAATTTCTTATCGTATAGTTATGTCTTATATAAATTCTGTCAATTGTTGGAGAAAGATGAGTATCTAAAGTATTTTACGCTACTTAAGAGTCGGGAAAAATTACATGTTCAGGATCAAATATGGCGTCGTATTTGTGAAGAAGTAAATTGGGAGTTTATTCAGTCCATTTAGGGGAAGCCCACCAGCTTGAGGCCGAGGCCTAGACCGGCACCTTGGCGGGTGGAAGCGCCAATGGAGGGGGCAACCAGGTCAAGGATGGAGAACATGGCGGCGGCAGTCAGGCCAAGGAGGATGACTTTGTCCATGGAGAGGGGTTTCTCAGGGAGGATGGCAGCAACGATACCAACCACTAGACCTTCAATAAGGTATTTGACGATGCGGGTGAACATTTCTTGATAATCAAAGGTGTATTCCATCAAGTTGCTTATATTTTAAGATGAGAAAAAATTATTTAAAGAAGGAGTCCTTATAAACATATATAATCCACTATGTCTGCAGCAGACGCACAAATTGTTTCCACGAAAGAGACTGATTACCTAGACGAAGACAAGGCTATTCGCGGTCAAAACTATGTCTGCCTATCGTTTCTATCGCCCGAGGATATCCTGAACAAAAAGGAAGTCTTTTACTTTGAAAAGTATCTACATAAGTTCTCTTTTGAACTGGATCAACTCCTCACCGGTCTTGCAGATAAATACAAGGATGACACCGATACGCTCAATGTAATTCGTGAGAATAATGCGCATCTGTTCAAGGGATCGGAGCTCCAGGAACAGTATCGTTTCTTCAAGCGTAATAGCGCCGAGGTGATTGAGAAAGAATTCCAGGAACTAAATAACTTTCAAACATCGGTGCGTGGCATTAAAGTGCGTGGCGTCTTTGAGACGCTCAAGGAGGCGCAAGTGCGTGCGGAACTCCTACGTCGCATGGGTGACACGAAGTTTGATATTTTCGTCGGTCAAGTGGGTGTATGGTGCCCTTGGTCTCCCAACCCAGAGGACCTACAGGAGCAAGAGTATGCGGAGTCGCAACTCAACACGCTCATGAAGCAATACAAGGAGAACATGACCCTGAAGGACGAGTTCTATGAGATGCGCAAACAGGAGAAGATTGAGGATGCGCAGCGCAAACTAAAGGAAAACCTGGAGAAGAAAGACCCTCTGACGGAGCGCCGGGAAGAGGAGGCCAGTGCCAGCACTAGTGCAAGTGATGCGCCCCAGTAAAAAAATGTTCTACCGTTTAAACAGAGATGAAAGCCATAGCGGTGTTTCTATTATTTATAGGGATGTTCCTGGTTGTGCAAGGTTATTACCAGCAATCGTCTAAATGCCCGGCACCAAAAGTAGAAGTAAAGTATATTCCTCGTTCTTTATACGACGAGCAGCTCAGTGATGAACAAAAGCTACAAGTGCAGTTTAAGAGTCTATTTGAAGACGTAACCCCTTGGGTGCTTGCCCAGCAATAATTTTTTTAGTAGATAACAATAGATGTTACAGTCTTTTTATTTAGATTTAATGGATCATATTCATACGGGGCTCACCTCTCTGGATATGGTGCATAAAAAGTTTGAACTGTTAAAAGAGGATTTTATTCAGACAGCACGCGATGAACAAGAAACCAAACAGGTCTATCTGGATAAAATAGAGATGCCCCGCCAGGAATATGACGCACGTTATCAGACATTCATGGAGGAATCTAAGAAGCTTCGGAAAACATTTTATAAAAAGAACAACCAGGGAAGCTTAGAGGAATGGTTAAATCACTACAATATGACGATGAATGAATTTAATAATATGTCAAAGTCGCCTATTTATACTTCCAAAATTGATAAATAATCTCTGACAACAGTAGTAATACATATGGCGCAATTTAAATTCCAGTGGGCGGCTTTCTTAGTCGGGCTCGCACTGGGCATGCTATTTGTTTATATTCGTATGCCGCCGCCTAAAATTGTGATTAAATATCCCAACCCAGAGAATGTAGGTAAAATAGTGTATAAAGACGATGCGGCCAACTGTTATGTTTATAAAGCGGATAAAGCGGAATGTCCTAAGCCGACGATAAATAATATCATCTAGTAGGTAAAGGGGATGAAACTGAATATACCAAATGCGAATCGCTTAACAGACCGTCTCTTCTATCAAACCACAGGTCAAATCTTTGTGTCTGCATTATTCGGCATTGCGCTGGCCTTTACTTTCCAAAAAGTGTGTAAAGACCGCAAATGCTTGTTAATTAAGGCACCCAATCTGAATGAAATGACCACCAAGGTACATGAATTTGATGGTCAATGTTATCGCTATACAACGTCCAATGTAAAATGCCCTGCGGATGGTGCAGCGGCGGCAGCTGTGATTCAAGACTAAGCTGCGGAGCGTTTGAAATGATTTAATTTTTATATGGCAGATTAATAATATGCAGATGAGCACCCCTATTTCCAAAATTCAAGTGAATCCCAATCTACCAATCACGGGTGAATCACATGAAGATGATCCGGAGGTAATGGCTGTTCTACAAGAAGTGGCCCAAGAACCTCGTTATGTAAAACCGGCGCAGATGCAAATGCAAATGCCTATGCAGGCACCACCGCAAGCGCCATCTCATTCCCACTATGGTAATGGGGCAATGGTAGGTGCCGCTGCCGGCGCCGGCGCCTCTGCGGGTGCATTAGGGGATGCTTCTTGGCTTCATACAGATGTTGCGAAGCGGGCGGTCATTGCAGCCATTATTGCCGGTGTCATGTTTTACCCAGCGACCTTCCAAATACTTTACGATAAAATCCCGGCACTGGCGAAAGTCGCTTCTTACGATGTATTTATTCGCGTAGCATTTTTAGCTTTGGTGCTTTATATACTTATGTGGAAACTGAATATATAATTTCTTCTAAACATATAGAAAAGGTGAATGTCATCCGCAGCACGTGAAACGTTTGTAGATGAGACGACTTCTAAGCAAGTGGTGAGCAAAACATTTATCGGTGTCGGCATTGTGCTCTTAGCCATGGCTTTCACTGTGCTCTTTATTTGGACATATCAGAAGAGTTATAAACTCTTTATTATGGTTTTCTCCATTATTGTGTTTATCTTCTCGCTCATCACCGTGGTGTTTGTAACAATGACGCGTGCGAAACTAACGGATATGCAGTTTCGGATTTATCTGAGTGGCACGGTCTTCATGACGCTTATGTCTTTAGCTATGTTCATTATTTTCACGATATTTGCGGTCGGTCATTTAAAAAGAATTAGAGAAGAAGCAGCGGCTTTAGCGGCCAGCGGACGGGGAAGCGCATCTCAAATGGTCCCTCCCCAGCTAGATACATACGCGAGCAATCCGTATGAGACCACCCTAAGACAATCCGGCATTGCTTAGCTCCCGTAAGACAATCGGGCATTGCTTAGCTCTAAACGTTGTCCGTCACTTCGGTAGAGAATCCGGGTAGAATTTCCAGACCTTGGGCACCATAGACTTGTTCGCCATAGACACCTTGAATTCCGTGCCATTCTTTATTGTATTGCTCTTCGGCGATGATCACATTGTCCTGGGCGCTACGTAAATGTTCCGGTGTAATATAGTCCATGGTTTTCTCGTGTTTATTTTTTTGAGTATAACCCCAAGGGAGGCGAACATTATACATTTTAATGAGGAGGGTAATAATGGCCAGAGCAAGGATAAAGCCTGTAATGGTATCCACAAAGATCATGACAAGCACAATCAGGGTGGAAATAAGATACATCCATTCTTTCTTTAGCATGAAAGATAAGAATTTAAAGTCTAGAACAGATATTGTAATAAGAACAATCAGAGCTAGGACTCTTAAAAATTGAAGCATTCTCTATTTTTTATAGATATTTAAAATGCTCAACACGCATCTATCTCAACGAGGCTATGCCATTGAAAAGAAAGGAAATGAGGAATTGGTTGAGAAACTAAAGGCGGAATTGACGGTTAAACCGAATACAATGTCTATGATGGGGGAAACCGCCACGACCTTTCCGGTTTATCGTGAAAATGATAAAAAGCTCTATCTACCCAAATATTATGGGCTAAATAAATTTGGGGCGCCAACCAAACTTCAGCTACACGATGGAGTAGATTGTCCGAATCTAGAATTCCAGGGGGAAATTCGTGACCTTCAAAAACCTGCGGTTCAAGCATTCCTTCAAGCATGCGAGGATCCGAAGAAAATGGGCGGTCTCTTGTCTTTGCCGTGTGGGTTTGGTAAGTGTTTGGGTATTAATACTCCAGTGATTATGTATAATGGAAAGATAAAAATGGTTCAAACGATTATGCCCGGGGATAAATTGATGGGTGACGATTCAAAATCCAGGAATGTGCTCAGTATTTGCCGAGGGCGGGAACAAATGTATCGTATCGTTCCAGAGAAATGTGATGCATATGTCGTCAATGAATCGCACATCTTGTCACTCATGAATATCTATACATTTAAGCGGGTGGATCTTACCGTGCTAGAGTATTTAGCAATGGATGTAACTATCAGAGCGCTTCTTTGTGGCTATCATGTAGCGATTCAGTATGATTATATAGCATACATTAACAAGAGCGCCCTGGTATATCGTTATCTACAGACATGCGCACAGAGAGAAGGCGAATATGTCGCACGAAACGAGGACTTTTCTACGGATATGATCTTCTTGCTGCGCTCCTTGGGCTATATGGTGTATTACAATAATGCTGCGACCGGTGGGCGCGCTGGTGAATGGATCATTGAGAAACATCCCCACTCCATTCAAGTGGATCCAATAACCGTTGAGAAATTAGAAATAGATGATTATTATGGGTTTGAAATAGATGGCAATCGCCGGTTTCTATTGGGAGACTTTACCGTGACGCATAATACAGTGGTCGCGCTCAACCTGGCTACGGTCTTTAAAAAGAAAACCTTGATCGTATGCCATACCAATTTCTTGATGGATCAGTGGATTGAACGTATTCAGCAATATATCCCGAAGGCGGCCATTGGACGGATTAAGCAAAAGCTGTGTGATGTCCAAGATAAAGATATTGTGATTGCGAGTCTGCAAAGTCTAGCTATGCGAGATTATGACGCGGATATGTTCAAGACATTTGGTTATGCCGTCTTTGACGAATGTTTTCCATATGATCAGCCCATCTTGACGAAGCAGGGATTTCTACCGATTGGGGAATTGTTTAGCGAATGGAGGAATGGGTATGAGACGCCGCTGGTGATGTCCTATAATCTGGGAACGCAAAAGTTTGAATGGAAGAAGCTAACTCATGCTTGGAAGAAAGAATACCACGATCGCCTGATTCGGATTATATTTAAAGACCCTTATGGGGCGCCACATACGATTGAATGCACGCCTAACCATCGTCTATTGACGGCTAGCCAGGAATGGAAAGAGGCGAGTGAGCTTCGGGTGGGGGATAACATGATTGGGTGTGTGAATAGTATGAGTGTGGATTATATTGAATATATTGAGGCGGCAGGCGTGCAGGGGCAGCATGTATATGACATTGAGGTAGAGGACAACCATAACTTTATATGTAATTACATTGTTGCTCATAATTGCCATCACTTGGGGGCAGAAGTCTTTAGTCGTTGCTTGCCATTGGTCACTTGTCGGCGAATGTTGGGTCTCTCTGCGACGCTAAAACGTAAAGATGGCCTGAGCAAAGTATTTGAGTGGCATTTGGGAAAGCCAGTTTATACGATTAAACGACAAGACAGTGAAGTGCTGATTAAAGTGGTGACTTTCTATGACCCGAATCCAGCTTATTCTATGGAACATTCACTTTGGGGCGGCGGCGCGGGTTATGGAAAGAAGCTCAATGTTGCCAAGATGATCAATCAGGTATGTGACTATGCGCCGCGCAATCATAAGATGATCCAGGTATTGAAAGAGGTGCTGGTTGCAGAGCCGAATCGGAAAGTGCTTATATTGAGTGAAAGACGTGGCCACCTGCAGGAACTAGAGAACCTCTTGCGGATTGAAGGTTATGCCTCCATTGGTTATTATGTGGGTGGAATGAAAAAAGAACAGCTAGAGAAAGGAGCTGCAGAAGATATTATCTTGGCGACATTTCAACTGGCGAGTGAAGCCATGGATATTCCCAAGCTAAATACACTGGTATTGGGCTCTCCAGTTTCGTCCATTGAACAGCCAATTGGTCGGATTCAGCGGAAGAAGAAAGAGGATCGGGAATATACGCCATTGGTCATAGACTTTCTGGATGAATTC